CCTTGTAATACTCCTGTATGCAATCCACGTTATCATTATCATCCTTCTTGTGCCATTTTGCATATCTTTTACCGACACGTATTGTATTTAGGTAATAGTCGTTTTGCAGCTTTTTATCAACCGTATGGTGGAAATTCATCTCATTTGCGTACAAAATAGTCTCTGCAAAATATGACATCGCTTTGTTGATATGATACGGTGAATACAGTTTCTCAGACAGATCAGGATTATCTGACTGTCTGATAATATCTTTATGGGAGTTGATTGCGTTTACATAGTCAAATGGATTAGACATATTCAAGGTCCATCATACAGTTCGTGAGGAATGCAACGAGGTTGATTTCTTTGTCAGCGACAAATGCATCCTTGTACTGATACTCTGCAATCATAAGGATGAGCTGTGGAATGTCTGATGGTTTAACAAACTCATATGCTGCATCATATAGCTTACGGAAGATCACACTATTATCTGTCTCGTTCTGTTCTGCAACCCATAGACGCATTTCCTTGAAGTTTTTTGTCTTCAAGAACCCAACCAACTTGTTGTATGACTCATTTGAGAAGTTTACAAGGATGCCTGAATCTATTCGTCCTGTCGAGGAGTATCTCTGTAGTTCATTAAGAACGCGACGCCAATCAGGCATATGCTTAGATACAAGATCAGCGCAAACAGCTTTATCATAACTGACATTCTCTTTCTCCAGAATGCCAAGCACACGCTTGAAGAACTTTGCAGCAAGCTGTGGCTTGTCCTCATTATTTATTTTGAATTCCACCACCGAGCAACGCGAATGAAGTGGTTCGATGATCCTATTCTTAAAGTTACAGGTGAGGATGAATCCACAATTACTGCTAAATTCTTCCATAAAATTTCGTAGAGCTGGTTGTGTTGAGTTTGCGTTAAGGTAATCTGCTTCGTCAAGGATGACGTACTTACGACCTCCAGAGAAAGAGATAGTCGAGGCAAATTGTTGAATGTCATTACGTAAGGTGTCGATATTACCATTTAAACTCCCGTTAATAACGATATAGTCACAGCCAAGCTGTTCGAGCATTGCTCGAGCAACAGTAGTCTTCCCAATTCCAGGACCACCTGTTAGCAACAAGTTAGGAATGTTTCCTTGTGCTATAAAAGAGTTGAACGTCTCCTTGAGACGTTCAGGAAGTATGCAGTCGTCGATAGTCTTTGGGCGATACTTTTCAACCCACAAGAATTCATCTAGCATCATTCACCTTTTGTAAATTTTGAGTTAGCTTCACATGCGATATAGTATGTCATCTTTTCAGACTCGAAGCATGCCATACCTTTAGATGACACTTTTACATTATACGCATTAGTCATAATTTTGACAAGATGCTCAATCTGTAGAATCATCTTAAAGTCGTGTTGTGTTGTACCAACTTCAATATCAAAAGTGTTCTTGGTTGTTGCCTTTTGATCAAATGCAGAGACCTTTACAATATGTTCACTATCACACCAGATTGCAACATGAGGAAGTTTCATTACACCAGCAGCACGAATTAGACGTGAGATATCTTCTGCTGTAATAGTAAACTCGATCTCTGCATCAGATGGAAAAACAAACTCACGTTCAGGTGGTGCAATAACCATACTAGGTTCTGCAAGAGTGTAGTTGACTGATTGCTTATCTGATTTAATAACAAGCTGCTTATCATTAAACTCTAGTTCTGGTTCTCTAAACAACGAGATAACACCAAGGAATGTTGATAGTTCATGCAATGCAAATTGTTGAGGAAATGATTCCTCTACATTAGCTTTTGCAAAGATCGCACGTGATGCTGGAGCAATTGTTTGCAATGTACTACCAGGCTTGACGAGAATTGAAGGGTTAATTGTTGAATAATTCTTCAATATGTTAATTGTAGCTTCACTTAGTTTCATTACTAATAATCTTTCTCATAGTTTCATCATCAATCCCACGCCTAAGGGTATAGGAGTTGGCCATACGAATTCTATCTTGAGTAAATGTGACGATTGCTCCATTATCTAGAGCAACCGTCCAATAATTGTCTTGTTCACCTGACTCAAAGATGATAGCATAGCCGTCACCAAGAGGTGTCTTAACTTGTATCATCTCTGGCAGTTGAATAATCATTGTGGCTTGTTTTTACCTAGCAATGATGGATCTGCAGTTGCTGATGCACCGACAGATGCAAGAGCAGCTAGTTTACCACCAAATGTATAGAATCCAGCATGCTGCAAGTGCATCCATGGGCACAACCATACCTTCAAGCCCATCTTACGAACATTCTGACAGAACAAATAATCCTCTGAAAGATAGCGCTCTGAAGATGTTTCAATCCTTTTATTAGCATCGTCCATCGTTGCTTTGATTGCAACAGCATCAACAGGATCACCATTAGCAATCTTCGTAAGAATCTCTTCGTAATCCTTTGCTGGATTGTAACGATCAATCTCAGCCTGGAAGTACTGGCCAATCTTACGAGAGCCATCAAATGCATCTGTGCGAACATGATCAGGACGATACATGATTTCCGGATACTGCTTGAGGTATTCTTCAAATGTATTACGACGAACCATCATAAACCCTGTGCCAAGTTCAAGCACCTGTGCTGGTTCATCAAGCTTGATTGACTTAGAAGACTCGCCTGGATCCATAACAGGATTGAATACAAAATCACCAACAAAGTCTTCCAATACATTTGGATTCTCGTCAGCAACACCTTTGTCGACTGCCTGCTTGATCTTTTCCCATGTGATACATTTCTTTGGATATGCACCACCAATAATATCGTAATCAGACTCATCATCCTGCAATGCAAGCAATGCAAGGACGTCCTGTGGATTGAATCCAATATCAGAGTCGATGAATAGCAAATGTGTATAACCAGAACGCAAGAACTCATCAACACAATAGTTACGAGCACGTGTGATCAATGATTCGTTAAACAAGAAGTAAGAACGCATCTCAATCCCGTACTTCAATGCCATAGCAGTAAGGTCACACATAGAACGTGCATACATTCCGTTACACGCACCACCATACATTGGTGTTGCTACAAATAGCTTTTGCTTCTGTAGCTTTTGAATATCAATCTGAATTTCCATTATTTTGTTTCTCCATATTTTTTATCGTGCTCAGACTTGAGCCCATAACTTCCATCGTACAAACCTACTGACTGTGAATCAAACAATAAGAATTGACCTACACGTGTCCCTTGCTTAATTTTCAAAGGACCAGTTGTTACATGCATTGCACCAGCCATAACCCCATGGTAACCAGAATCATAGAGGCCACTAGTAATGAAAACACCATTGCGATTGAGAGTAGACCTGGTAATAACCCAGCCCGCTTCATCTTCTCCCACCTCAATAACATTCTCCATAACAATCTCATAAGTACCAGGCATCAAATGATACCAACCTTCTTGGTTTGGTTCAATTTCCTTTGATCCGCGGTGTGCCTTATCTTCTTCAGAGATAACAAAATCACTTGAAAGGATCTTAAATACCTTATCAAGCCTCAAATCAACCGCATTAGGTTGAACATCACCTTCCTGAATATTGGTAAGTGATGATTTGCTTTTAACAATATGCTTCATACTCATTCAGCATTTTCCTTATCTGCTGCATACATCATTAATAAAATATAGTGTACTGCTTTCAGAAGGTCTTTAGGATTACGACCATCTTTCTTGCCATAACGTGCAAGATACTTAATAGCAGTATCGCGTGAAGTAGTCTCTAGTGTACCCAAAGACTCCCAGAAGTCAACAGTTTGTATATCACCATTACCAACATAATGTTGACCATATGTGCTGTTGATATATTCTTGAATACGAGACATGTTAATGTCTTCGTTGTACTTGTATTGAAGAAGTTGCTGGTCTTCCAACTTCTTCTTTACGTCCTCTTGGATCTTTTTAATAAGTTCGCGTTTCATGTTCTCACTTCCAGATGTATGCATAACTTAACTTGTCAATATATTCCATGTTGGCCTTTGCAAGGTCAATCTTAGTAGTATCGTCTGTCTTGAAGTTGAAGTCAACCTCTTCCTCAAACTTACCATTGATTAAACCAGTCGGGCTCCTATCAAAGCTAATGCCATTAAGGCCAGCCCACACAGCAGCACTAGAATCCCATGTATCAATGTACTTACCAAAAGGTTCCATGTACATAATTTCGTTTGGTCCATCTACCATCCCCAGATAATGAATACGAGTTCCTTTAGCCTTTAGTGTAGGAAAGATCATCTGTTCCTTCATCTCATACATCAACTTTAGACGAGAGACAAAACGCTGCATCTTGTTTCCCTTCTCTACTCCGTATGCATTAGGAGCAGTAAGAATAGACACTCCAACATAGTCAACAAGGTCAGTGTTGTGTGAAGCCCAACGAAAGGCATCAATTGCATCATCGACATCTCCTACTTTAGATTGTGGAACAAAGAATGTACCAAATCCTGCTGCATGAAACTCAGGTGCGAGCTTCTTTGCAGATTCGATTGTTTTCTCGGAAGGCTCACCTGGATAG